ATCAGGCAAAAAAGGAAATAAAGCGCAGGATTTGGAAAAGGCATTGTACTACATTTGTAGAGAATTAAATAATGAAGGCAATGGTATATATTGGATTAAAGAAAACGCAACACACGGTGGAACTTCTACCATCAATTAGAATCAACATGCCACAAAAGCGCAGAAATGATGTGATTGTGTTCAGTTGGATCATATTTGAATTGGCAATTGGTATAAATGATTAACCATGGATGATTTAATATTTCAGGCATTGATTGTTGGATCCGTTGAAATCATGTTCATTTTGTATATGACATGGCTAATTTATAAGCAGAAAAAAAATGATCGAAAAGGTAAATATTAAATTAATCATTCCGCATCCTAATAATCCGCGGATCATCAAGGATGACAAATTCAAACGATTGGTGAAATCCATACAGGAATTTCCCGAAATGCTTGAATTGCGGCCAATTGTTGTGGATGATAATTTTGTTGTATTAGGTGGAAACATGCGATTGAGAGCATGCAAGGAAGCAGGATTGACATATGTGCCTGTAATCAAGGCATCAGCATTGACAGCGGAACAGCAGAAACGATTCATCATCACAGATAATGTTGGATTTGGTGAATGGGATTGGGATGCATTAGCAAATGAATGGGATCCAAATGATTTGGTTGAATGGGGATTGGATGTGCCAATTTTTGATCCAGAAACAAATGATCAGGATGAACATGTAAAAAACGAATCATATATAATTGAGGTGAAATGCGATGATGAAGAAAGCAGGCAGGCCATTTACAACAAAATGATTGAATTGGGATTTAATTGCTATTGTAAAAAATAATGAGAAAGGGAACAACAACAAGGCAGAATAAACAGGCGATGTTGGATGCGTTGGAAAAATCATTGGGCATCGTTACAACAGCCGCGAAAATGGTTGGCATCACACGGATCACGCATTACATTTGGATGCAAAATGATCATGAATATAAAAAGGCCGTTGATGAATTGCAGGACATGGTATTGGATTTTGCGGAATCACAGTTGCATAAGCAAATCAAGGAAGGCAATACAACGGCCACAATATTTTATCTGAAAACCAAAGGTAAAAAACGCGATTACATTGAACGCACAGAAATTAAACACGAAACCGGAATTGAATCCGCGATCATCGAATGGAAACCATCGAACGAAGAAAACGAGTAGAACAGAAATGTAATGTTCAGTTTTTCCAAACACTAAAAAGCGATAAACGGATCAAGGTTCACCAAGGTGGAACGCGTTCAGGGAAAACATATGCGATATGTCAATACCTGATTTATCGGATGACATCATCATCCAAGCCATTGACAATATCCATTGTCAGGAAAACATTGCCATCGTTGAAGGGATCAGTACAGCGCGATTTGTTCGAAATATTGGACAATTTAGGCATATTGTTTATTGGCCAACACAACAAATCAGAAAACACATATACATTCGGGAACCATGTAATCGAATTTTTATCGGTGGATGAACCACAAAAGATTCGAGGAAGGAAACGCAATATCTGTTATTGTAACGAGGTGAACGAATTGGATTTTGAGGATTTCCGACAATTACTAATGCGGACAACGGATGAAATGATATGCGATTTCAATCCATCGGATCCGGTGCATTGGATTTATGATGAAGTAATCACGCGTGATGATTGCGATACATGGATCACAACATATCAGGACAACAAATTTTTACCAAAGGAATTGGTAGATGAAATTGAAAGGTTGCGCGCAAGGGATCCGGATTATTGGCGAATTTATGGCGAAGGTAAACGCGCGGTGTTTAGTCACAGGCAGATATTTCAGAATTGGGAATTCATTCCGAAATCGGAATTCCCTGAATTTGATGATGTGTTTTATGGATTGGATTTTGGTTTTGCGCAGGATCCAACAGCAATCGTTGAAATCGCCAAGGTGAATGATAAATTGTTCATTCATGAAATATGCTATAAAAAAGGGATGACAAACCGTGACATTGCGGATTTCTTAAAAGAAAAGGGAATTAATGATCAGATGATTTATTGTGATTCAGCGGAACCAAAATCAATCGAAGAACTGAAACAAATGGATGTGTTGGCATTGCATGCAATAAAAGGTCAGGGATCAATATTGCCGGGGATCAGTCTAATCAAGGAACATGATGTATTTGTATCACAGGAATCCAAGAATTTGGAAAAGGAATTCAATACCTATTTTTGGGAGCAATTGAAGGATGAAACCATCATAAACAAACCAATTGACAAATGGAATCACCTGATGGATGCAATCAGGTATGGTGTATATTCAAAATACAAAAATCGTACTGATTTCTTTGTTGTTTAATTCAGTATTTTTGGAAAAAATTAATAGGCATCAATTATGGCATCAATTATTGATCAGGTCAGACAGGGAATTATCAAAGCATTAAGCACATCAGGTACGGATCCACAATACAACAAATTATTATACACATGGTTGGGAACATCCGTGGTAATGCAGGATGATAATGATGAAACATACATTCGCGAAGGATACCAACGCAATGCAACGATTTATTCGATCATTAATTTGATCACCAAAGCGGCAACAACGGTTCCATTTCAGATTTATCAGGTGAAATCTGATTCAAAGATGAAACAATACAAATCCATGACATCAGGTCATTTGGATGGATCAGCAATTTATCGCGCCAATTTATTAAAGAAATCAGCATTTGAATTGGTTACTGATTCAGCATTGGAACAGGTATTGAAAAGGCCAAATCCAGAACAATCGTTTTCATCATGGTTACAGGAAATTATTGCATTCGGTAAATTAACAGGCAACAGATACATTTACGGCATTTCACCTGATTCAGGTCCAAATCAGGGCAAATTTCAACAATTGTATGTGATGCCATCACAATTGGTTGAAATCGTTTCAGGCGGTTTGATGGATCCAATTCAATCCTATAAAATCATTTACAATTCAGAATATTACATTGATCCGGCTAACATGTGCCACATCAAGGATTTCAATCCTGATTACAACAGCGCAGGATCAAACCTATATGGCCAATCACCATTGCGCGCAGGTTTACGCGTTATGATGTCAAATAATGAAGCGGTAACAACAGGTTTAAAATACCTGCAAAACCAAACATCGCGCGGCATGTTGGTTTCCAAGGATGGAAACATTAATGAAACGCAGGCGCAGGCATTGAAGGATAAATTCCGCAAAACATATCAAGGTGCAAATAATGCCGGTGACATCATCATCACACCAAAGGATTTGAGTTGGGTGAATTTTGGTTTGACAGCATCGGATTTATCATTGATTGAGCAATACAATGGAACGGTGAAGGATTTGTGTAACATTTACAACATTCCTGTTTCACTATTGAACAACACAGATGCATCAACATTCAACAATGTTAAGGAGGCAAAAAAGGCATTGTATCAAAACGCGGTGATTCCTGAATTGATCAAAATTCGCGATGAATTAAATCGGTGGTTGGTTCCGCAATATGGCGCAGATTTATATTTCGATTTCGATTTCACAGCGATCAGCGAAATGCAGGAAGAAATTGACAAATTAGTCAGTCAATTAGCATCGGCATGGTGGGTTACACCAAACGAAAAGCGCGAAGCAATGAATTACGGAAAGGATGAAATAAATCCATTTATGGATGATTATTACATTCCATCAAACCTGATGCCACAGAATGTCACAATTGATGTATTGGAGAATCCAAAATCATTGGATGTTGATTACGGTTTTGAAAGCAAATAATTAAGCAATTGGCAAATTTATTAGAACAGGAAATCAAATCTGTTTCCGAAAATTGGGGATCATTGTTTGAATCCGAATTGAAACGCGCAGAACGCGAATCAATAAAGGATTTCCGTGATTACTATTCAAGCCAATACAACAAAGCATCAGCACAATTCATTTTATCTAATAATCTGAAATCAAGAATTTGGAAGTGAAATTTACTGAAATTCACAGCCGTATTGATGCAGCAGAAATTGCAGCAAAGAAAACAGCATCAGGTGCAACAGTAAAATCATTCAAAGATTCATTAGTTGAAGGAATTTCAAAAGGTGCATTGGAATCATTGATTTCAGGTGGTAGCCGTTCAGCAAAGTTTGAAATCAAAGCAGGCGATATGACTGTTGCGAATTCATTCACAGGTGAAGTAATTCCGGCACAATACGTTCCGGGTATCAAATATGATCCAACACGCGCGGTTCACGTTCGCCAATTGTTGCCACAAGGTTCAACATCAGCGGAGGTTGTTCGTTATGTAAAGGAATCAGCATATGACAACGGTGCGGCACCAAAAGCACAAGGTTCTACATTGAACGAATCAGATTTCGATTTGACAGCATACGATGCAAACGTGCAAAAAATCGGTACATATTTCCGTATTTCGGAGGAAATGTTGGCTGATACAGCACAATTGACATCATATTTAGCAGCGCGCGCGCCAGAAAAATTATTGACTGTTGAGGATACACAATTATTGTCAGGTAATGGTACAGCACCAAACCTAACAGGTATCATTACATCAGCAACAGATTTCGCAGCAGGTGCATTTGCTAACAAAGTAGAGGCAGCCAACGAATTTGATGTTTTGACAGTTGCAATTAACCAATTAGCATTGGTAAATTACACACCTGATTACATCATGTTGAACCCAACAGATTTCCACAAAATCGTGTTGTTAAAAGCAACAACAAACGAATATTTACAGGAGCAGGTTTACATGGGATTACAGCCACAATTCTTAGGAATTCCGGTAGTAATCAACACAGCGGTTCCGGCAGGTGATTATTTAGTTGGAAATTTCGCAGTAGGAACGCAATTGTGGATCCGCCAAAACTTATCATTGGAGTTTTTCCGTGAGGATGGAACAAACGTTCGCGATGGTTTCGTAACAGTACGTTTAGTTGAACGCATTGCATTAACTAACTACGCGCCATTAGCATTCGTAAATGGTAATTTTGCAACAGATAAAGCAGCGTTGGAAACAGCGTAATTTTTTAAGGTTGTGATTTAGAAAAGGGCATTCATTTATGGATGCCTTTTTCTTTTATATTTGTCACATTATCAAACAGGTATGTTATGGAAAATGTATTAATGAAAAAAACCGTGCATGATGGGAAAGTTTATCATCGCGCAGGTGAATTGGTTGAAGTAAAACCGGAGGTTGCCAAATGGTATTTGGAAAAAGGATTTGCGGTAAAATTATCACCAAAGGTTGAGGAAGCAGTAATTGAGGATTTACAGGAACCTGAAATCAAAATTGATGCTGATGTAATCGAAACAAAAGAGGAAAAAAAGGTTTACAAAAAACGCAAATAAAATGCGCCAAATACAAATCAATGAGGTATTGGGATCCGAAATCATAACGGTTGCGGATGCAAAAAATTTCATCCGTATTGATACATCAGCGGATGATACATTATTGGGCATCATGATTGAGGCAGCACACACAGCAGCCGAAAATTATATGTCACGCGATATTATCGCCAAAAATCGTTCATATTATTTGGATTACACATGGGATGGATTAATTGATATTCCATGGGGACCAATTGATGAAATCGTTTCCGTTCAGATCAATAATATTGCTGAAACAGGATACACGGTTTATGGATTAGGCGATAAAATGATTGAATTGGAAGGATCAGCGCGCGATGTGATCATTGAATTTACAACGAAAGGAATGTCAGATGGCATTCTGAAACAAGCATTGCTGATGATGGTTTCGACATATTATGACAACAGAACGGATTTCGTTACAGGCATGACAGTCAATGATGTTCCAAGCGCATCAGCAAAATTATTGGATGGTATTAAATCAGTTTTCATTTAATGGCAAATACGGCATCAAATTTAAAACAACGGATTATCGTTAAACGATTAACCAAAACAGCAGATGGATATGGTGGATGGACATCCACAAAATCCACAGTTGGAACATATTGGTGCCAAGTCATTGAAAAGTCAGGTGATATTGATGCCAAGGATGGGAAACGCATTTTGACAACACGAATTGAAATTGTGATCCGAAAGGAAACAGCGGATTTGATTCTGATGAATGATGTGATTCAGGTTGAAGGAAATTCATCTGAATATCGATTGAATGGTTTATTTCAAACAATCGAAAATTTTTGGGTTAAAATGGAAGCAACAAAAATAGAAGGATAATGATCAAAATTCGGATTGATAATAATCAACTATTAATGTTGCGCAAACAGATGAATGATCTGAAATATTTTGCAGGTCAAGAATTATCTAATGAATTGGCAGCAACGGCAGCATTTGCCGTTAAAAGAATGAAACAAACGGTTCCTGTTGATAATGGTAATTTAAAGAATTCAATCGCATTTGAACGGCAAAATCAATCAAATGTTGCGATCATGGCGCGCGCACCATATGCGCC